TTAAGGAAGTAAAAATTACAACAAGTGGTGGAGCTAGTGGTTGGACAAATAATACAAATATAGTTTCGGTTACTGTTAACGTGGGTAGTGGAGAAAAAGTATTACTACAAGGAACCGCTGAATTTGTTGGTATAGATGCAAGTGGCGACGAGGATGCAGGGACGGGTATAATTAGATTAAGAAGAGGAAGTTCCAATTTAGTAAATATTCAATGTGGTCACGAAAAAGCTTGTGCTGCTATGCAATATGTTGATACAGGACAATCAGGAAATGTAACTTACCATTTATACATGCAAAAGACTGGATACGAATCATATAATAGCTTTCGTCTTGGTCCAACCTCTATAGTCGCTACTAGATACACATAATGGCTATTACTCATACACAAACTGTTACTGCTATGGCGATAGTGAAGTCCAACTCTGATAATATAGTTGCAAGAGTTGTTGTAAATACACATTCTGAAGATGATTCCAATCCGTCAGAATATACCTATGACTCACAAGAGGAGTTTAAGGTAGATGTTAGTGGAGGATCAAGTGCATCAGGATTTGTAGCGTATGAAAGTCTAACTGAAAATGTAGTTTTAGGGTGGTTAGCAACTCCACTAGCAGCATCATCAATGAAAACTAAAAATGAAGCAAAAATAACAAATATGATAAATTATGTTGAAATTGAAGGAAAAGACTTACCGTGGTAAAATTATTAGTTTTGTGATATAATAGTAAAAGTTTATTCTTTAAAATGGCAACTGAACTTGATTTAATACGAAGATATAATGGTGCTTTTACTCCAGATGAGTGTGATGAATATGTGAATTATATTAACCAACTTGAAAAAAATAGTTTTTTAGCACAGGATGCTAGGAGCGTTCAACACGTAGATCATAAATCAATAAGATCCTCATATAACTTTGATCTTCCATCGGTAAGTTACTTATCAGAGCAAATAATTCCAAGATTTCATCCCTGTGTGAATGAATACCTTAGTAAGTTTATTTTAGGAAAAAATAAATTCATTGTGTATGATTTGAAGATCAAAAAAATACCTATTGGTGGTGGATTTCATGCTTGGCATTATGAAAATGGCACTGTTGTTAATTGTATAAGACAATTTGTAATTCAATTATACTTGAATGATAATTTTGATGCAGGTGAAACTGAATTTTTATATCAAAATCGCAGGGAAGTACCTAAAAAGGGGGATGTATTGATATTTCCTGCAGGATATACCCATACACATAGAGGTAATCCTCCGATTGGTGGAGATAAATATCTCATCACATCTTGGGGAGTTATTCAAGATGGTTGAAGATTATAATTACGATGTAAATTGACAATTCACATACATATGATATAATGAGTTATTCATAAAAAACATGGACGACTTTATTCTCATTGTAGAAATAGATGTATGTTCTCGCTCCTTTGTATTGCTTAGTGAGAACGGTGATGAAAGATTGATTTCGTGTCAAACTGCGGATGAGTTTATAAGGATATTGAGAGTATGTGATCAATTACTCTTGCCAGATCAAATAATTTACAAGGAATTAGCAACTCAGAAGGACAAGTAATCAATAATGACTTGACTAGGAAGCTAAATAGACCTAGTATTGCATGGTCTTGCCATCAAATTTATAGTAGATAAAAAAGATGCCTCTTAATAAGTTAGAGAATTTCATAAAGAATACAGAAGGTCGCATTCTTTATGTGAATCCAAATGATCTTGATTCAACAGATGGAATTGAAAATCAAGGTAATTCATTAACCAAACCCTTCAAGACAATTCAAAGAGCACTCATAGAGGCTGCTAGATTTTCATATTTAAGAGGAGATGATAACGACCTAGTTGAGAGAACCACAATACTTTTATATCCTGGTGAGCATATAGTAGATAATAGACCTGGTTTTGGTATCAGAAATGATGGTGGAGTAGCAAAAGCAGTAAGTCCAGCAGGAGCAGCAACAGGAGCATCTAATACTTTAGAACTTACATTAGATTCTAATTTTGATTTAACACAAGAAAATAATATACTTTACAAGTTTAATAGTGTAAATGGAGGTGTTGTTGTACCCAGAGGTACTTCAATTGTTGGATTAGACTTAAGAAAGACAAAAATAAGACCAAAATATGTTCCAAACCCAACTGATGATAATGCATTACAAACATCTATATTCAGAATAACTGGTGCTTGTTATTTTTGGCAATTTACTATTTTTGATGGTGATGAATCTGGAACAGTTTTTACTGACCCAGTAGATTTCAGTGAGAATAATCGCTCAAAACCAACTTTCTCACACCACAAGGTTACATGTTTTGAGTATGCAGATGGTGTTAACACCTTCGATCAATTTAGTGGATTAACCGATCTTGACATATATTATAGTAAACTAACTAACGCATTTAATAGAGCATCTGGTCGTGATATTGATCAAAAATATCCAGCAGCACCAAAATCATTCGCACCACAGAGACCAGAATTTGAAATTGTTGGTGCATTTGCTACAGATCCACTTAATATTACCAATATAGAATCTGGTGATGGTGCAACACCAGGTCAACAAGTTACCGTCACCACTGCTGTTCCACATAATCTTACAGGTGGAACACCAATTAAAATTCGTGGGGTCAATGTTCCTGACTACAATATATCAACAAAAGTAAGTAGTATTATAACTCCATCTAAATTTACTTATCTACTTCCATTTGTTAGACCAAATCTTCCAGCAGGTTCTGCTGGTGGATTGAGTAGTGCTAATGCACAAGTATTAGTCGAAACTGATACTGTAACTGGTGCATCACCATATATCTTCAATATATCATTACGTTCAGTATATGGTATGCAGGGTATGCATGCTGACGGTGCAAAAGCAACTGGATTTAGATCTATGGTTGTTGCACAATTTACTGCTGTATCACTCCAAAAGGATGATAGAGCATTTGTCAAGTATGATCCAACAAATAGAACTTATAGTGGTATTCAATTTACTAAACAAACTGGTGAATTATTATCATCTGAGTCATCATCAACTAATCCTACCACTGTATATCATTTAGACCAAGAAGCAAACTATAGAAAAGGATTCCGTACGAGTCATATTAAAGTAAGTAATGATGCAGTTGTTCAGATTGTGTCAGTGTTTGCAATTGGTTTCCATAGTCATTTTAATATGATTAATGGTTCTGATGCATCTATTACAAACTCTAACTCTAACTTTGGTACATTTGCTCTTGCTGCAGAGGGATTCAAGAAAGAAGCGTTTGCGAAAGATGATAAAGGTTTTATTACATCAATCATAACACCACGTTCAGTTGTAACAACAGATCAAAAAATTGAATATCTTCAGATTGATGTATCAGAAACAGACGCTACAAAAATATATTTCACTGGTCAAACTGTTTTAACAAATCCTACTTCAGGTATCGCACAAGGTTTCCGTATTGGTGCAAAAGTTGGAGAAAAACTTTATGTAGATAAAGGTGGCAGCACATTTCAAGCCACAGTAGTCATGTCAAATGGCACGATGACTGCTACGACTGATACATCTCAAAAATCATACATAGCAACTCATTCAGCCACCACAGCGACTGCAAAATCTGTATTTACATTAAGAGGTGGACATAACCTACAAAACGGTGAAAATATTCGTATTATCGCTGACAATGGAGATTTACCTGAGAATATTGATCCACATAAACTTTATTTTGCAATCACTGTAGATGGTGATTCAAGTCTTGGAACTGACCAAATCAGAATTGCATCATCAAAAACTAATGCAGAATTGGCAACTCCAGTCTTCATCAATACAGTTGCATCTACCAGCGATGAATTTAGCATTATCAGTCGTGTATCTGATAAAAATCCAAATGATAAGGGACATCCAATACAATATGATGCTACCAAAAATAATTGGTTTGTTCACACTTTAGCGGGTGCAACTAATACAATTCATAATGGTTCATCAATATATGCAGGTGCAGAAGATCTTGATATAACATATTTCTTAAGAAAAGATGACGATAGAAGTATTGATGAAAAAGTTTATAAGTTAAGATACGTTGTTCCAAAGGAACTTATTAATGCGAGAGACCCAATTGAAGGATTTGTTTTACAAGACTCAAGTTCAACTAACGTAACTGCAAATACTGATTTTACAAAAACAACATTAACATCAAATGATTATGGTTTTGATCGTAATACAAGATTTATTTCAATGTTATCATTTGATAGCGGGTCAAATAAAGTTACTGCCCGTACTGATAAACCACATGGAGTAAATGTTGGTGATCAAATCATAGTTAGAAATGTACAAAGTTCAACTAACTCTGATGGAGTTGAGAATAAAGGATTTAATGGTACATTCTTAGTAACAGACGTTGAGAATAATAAAGAATTTAAATATTCTAACACAGATACTTTAGGCACAGTACATACTGTAGGAACTTTTACAAATACAACACACACTCGTTCAACATTACTACCAAGATTTGATAGAAACAATAATAAAGATAACTTATTCATCTATAGATCTGAGGTAATTACACCTTATATTCAGGGTGTTCAGGATGGTATCTATCATTTATTTGTGTTAAATGGTGACAATGCAATGACTGATGCATCAAATCAGTTTGATACAGACACCTTTAATCAAAATATTGTTAATCTATATCCAGAATATGATCGTGATAATGTAAATGACAATCCACAGGAAGCTAAATCTTTTGCTA